GTCTTGGTAAAGTAGCTTGAATCACAGGTGTATCATAATCACCATCTTGATATAATTTAATGTGAGTAATATATGGTTGCCAATTACTACTTGTATATGTTGAAGCTATATATGGTGTTGCTAAAGTTAATGGTTTTGAATCTGTGGTTAAAACATTTCTAATAGAATAATTCATTGTTAAATTATAATCTTGTGGTAATAAAGTAACATTGTATTCGTGTGTGGCAATTGTATTATGTGAGTCAAATTTTAAATTATAATTAGTTCCTAAATCTGAATAATTTACACTACCACTCCAAGAACCAGTTTCAGTAATTACTGCTAAACCTTTATCATAAAAAATATTACCAACATAATTATCTGATGATGAAGCTGCAGAAGTACTTTGAGAATGATGAGCATTAGTTGAATATAAATTACCAAAACCATCATCTATAATAATTGGTTTGTTACTACTATTATCTGTATTGTTTAAATCTGTTATTTGGAA